TAGAGATCCGCGGAGAGGATGAGCGTCGCCTGGTTGATGTCGTCGGGTACTGAAGGCCATCCCCAGCGGGCCGTGACTTCGACCTGGGGTCGGTAGTTAGTCGGGAGAGAGAAGCTCTCACCGGACACGATTGTGATGTAGTTCCACGGGCGACCCTTCGCGGCGGCGTTCACCGGTTCGGTGATGAAGTCCGTGTTTACGACGAGAGTCGTCTGATAGACGCCGGCGGAGTTCGGGTCGGTCTTGACGACGAGTCCAGAAGTAGATCCGAAGTCATCCACGAAGACACGGAGAAGATCGCTCGGGCGATAGGTGCGAGCCGATGCCGATGAGTCGAGATAGAAGCGGCGGTTCGCGATGCGGTCGATGGAGCGGGACGCGGCCTCGACGATGTGCTCGAGGAGCGTGTCTTCCATAGAGTCCTCGATTTTGAGGTAGCTCTTCAGCTCGGCGAGTGTCGCGTATCCATTCGAGATGGCCATCTATCGCTTCTTTCGGGTTGTGGGCCTCTTAGGTGCTGGAGCATCTTTCGCGGCCTTCTGGGGCTTCTGAGATGCTTCTGGCTTGATCGTGGGGGTGCTCGCCGGCTCAGTCAGCACATCCTCGAGAGGCGTGACACCATCCGAGTGACCGAGCCGACGGAGCTCTGCTTCGACGAGCTTCGCACGATCGACGAGACCGCGGCGGCGGTAGCCGTCGAGCTCGTGTTCGTATGCGGCGATGAGTGCGTCGATGTTCATGTGAACCTTCCGACGGCCCGAGGATGTGCTCCCGGGGCCGGTAGGCGGACCGATTAGGCCCAGTTGGATGTGATGAGGCCGGTGCCGGTGATCTTGGAGAACGCCGTCGGGTACTTGCCGGCGGAGTATGCCGAGAAGCCGAAGAGGATCGTCCGGATCGCGTTGGTGCCTGATGGCTCCTCGAAGCGAACGAAGAGCGGGTTCCCGGAGTTGTCTTCCCAGAGGTAGCTCTCGCGGAAGTCTCCAACGATGACCGCGGTCTCGTTCGTGCCGGTGCCGAGGTTGGTCGGCATGTTCGCGTCAGCGACCACGGGGATACCGAGGATCTGAAGACCGCCGCCGAGGTAGTCGGGACGGTCGAAAGTTGCGGCCGCGTTCATTGGGTTGCCAGCGGTCGGCGAGAAGATCGGCCGGTTCGTGGTGTCAAGTGCGCGGAGCCAGCATCCGATGAGGCTCGGGTGCGCGACGATGTGAGTCGCCGCTCCGAAGAAGTTCGTCGAGATTGAGGTGATGGCTTCGACGAGTTTCGGATAAAACTCTGCCCATGTTGCGCTTGCGTCGGTGTATGTGACCGAGCCGATGCCGGAGGTGTTGAGGATGCCTCGGTGGTTAGGAGCTGAGCCGTCACCGTTGAGGATCTGTCCGTCAAGGAGTGAGTGGTAGGAGCGGATGCCATCGCCGAGGAGCTGGTCTTCGACGCCTACACCGCGGAGGCTTGCCTGCTTTGAGAGGTCCCACATCGATTGAACGGTGCGGACATTCACGGTGAGGAGTGTGTCGTCTGGATCGGACTCAGTAACGGCGGTTCCTTCTGTGGCGGCGTAGCTCGTGATGCCTGTGGTCAAGCGGCCGAGGTTCACGGTCATGCCGACGCCTGGGAGTGGAGCGTTCACGGAGATGTCAGCGGTCGGACGGCCAGCGCGACGAAGTGGCGCAAACTGATCGACGAGGTACTGAGGTACTACGAGGCCGGAGAAGTTAGCGGTCCCGGAGTCACGCTTTTCGAGGCGGACTTCGTTCTGGTAGCGCTGGATGCGCTCGCGGGCTTCGTAGCTTCCGCCGAACTCGGCCGCCATAGCGTCCGCGAGGAAGTCATGTCCGGCGCGTTCGTGGTAGGTGGCTTCTTCTGAGATGACGCGAGTCGGAGCGGCTGAGCGTGTCTCGACTTTTTCGCCTTCGACAGATGCGGCGAGGTTCGCGGCTTTTGCCTTGCGGACTTCGAGGTCTGTGATCTGTTCGATGCGCTCGTCGAGCTTTGTCATCTCAAGGGTGAGGGCTTGGATGTTTGCGACTTCGATGTCTGTGACATCGCGAGCCTCGTCATGTGCTCGTGTCAGAGTTGCCTCGATGAGGCTCTGCTTTGAGTCACGGTTTTCGTGGAGGGTTTTGAGGAATGCGTTCACGGTGTTCTCCCGTTGTCTAGCTGGTTGGGTTTTCCGGGGTGTCGTCCTGGATCCGGAGAGGGTGTCGCGAGTGGCGAGGTGCTCGTATCCGGCCGGCGAGGTGTCGGTCTGGTTGGAGTTTATCTCTCGCGGCGAACCTTTGCGAGTATCTGTTCGACGAGTGCGCGGTTCGTCATTTCGTCGGCGTGGTCGATGAGAGTGTCGATCTCGTCTTCTACATCGTCGTCGAGGTCGTCTTCGTCTTCTGAGATGTTGAGCGCGGCCAGCTGGTCTTCAGCTTGTGCTCGTGTCCGGTGGCATCCTTCGACTTCACCGTTCGAGTCTTTGACGACGGCGAAGCCTTCACAGTAGGGAGAGTCGTCTTCGATGTGCCACGGCATCGTCTTAGTCTCCCTGGACTAATACCGAGACAATCGGCGTCCCGGTTCCAGCAATGGCGAAGAGCGTCTCGTTCATCGGCACCTCGAGCGTGACGATGCCGTTCGCGTTGTCAATTTTGAGACCGGTCAAACTTGTGACGCCTTCCGGTCCGACATAGATCGTCGCCGATGTCATCGGATGAACATAGACGCGACGAGTGAGCGGTTCGGCGGTCACGATTGCGGTGGCGGTGGTGGCGTTGAGCTCGATGTGAGAGCTTTTCATCGACGGACTCCTCGGAGGATTTCTTCGAGTGCGTCTAGGTTCGGCGTGTTCGATTGGTCGCGAACTCCGACGACGGAAGCGGCCGCTCCGTAAGCCCCGAAAGTCACCGCGGACACTTCGGCGAGGTGCGCCAGCTGGCGCTCGACGACTCCATCCTGGCGGCGCTTGTCCTTCAACGGTGAGAACCCGATCGAGAGCTCAGAGAGAGCTCCGTCACGGATCAGAGTGAGGACTTCCGAGCCGCGCTCGGTGTCTGAGATCCGAAACTCGCCATACAGACCGGCTTCATCTTCGCGAAGAAGTGTCGCGCGTCCGATTGGGAGAGCGCTGGCGTCATGGCCGACGAGAAACTTCACACGATGCGAAGCTCTTACGACATTCGAGAACGCTCCACGGATGAAGACCTCGGAGAGGTTCGCGTTTATCCGTTGGACGACCCCATAGGGGACACAGATCCCGCACACGGTCCGGCCATCGCCGGCGGTGCGAACTTCGAGATCTGTCTCATAGGCGCGGGTTTCGATGGTCATGTCATTCCTCCGTGGTGAGTGGTGGTCGGTTCTCGAGAGATCGGACTTCTTCGATGGTGAGGAAGCCGTTCGAGAGTGCGATCTGGTGCGCCTGGTAGCGCGTAAGTGTGTCGGCTCGAAGGAGTCCGTCATACTCGAACTTAGCGACGGTGCCGCGCGGGAGGTAGTCGGTGAAGACCGCCTCGATGCGGGTCGTCAGAGGAAGGAGAGTCCAGCGGAGATACTCGAGACCCTGGGTCTCTAGGTTCGAGTAGGTCCGGTTCGAGTTCGGCGCTCCGACATAGTGACCGGGGAGGCCGACGATGTTCGCCGCGTCTCCTTGTGCCTGAAGTCTGGCTTCGACGAGCTGGGAGTCGTTCGCGTTCGCGGTCAGCGGTTCGACATCTGTCTCGGCATTCATGACCGCGGGACGGCGTGAGCGGCCGCCGTAGGCCTCCATCCAGCGAAGCTTGAGAAGATCCGCTTCTTCTGCCGTGAGGTCGGGGTTCTTTGACTTGATGACATAGCTCGGCATGGTGCCGCCGTCGAAGTAGCGCGAGGCGTACTCCATGACGGCGATCGCCGCTCCGATGCCTTGACGCTGGGCCGCGATGATGCCGATGCCGGCGACCTCTCCGGGGAGGCTGAAGCCTTTGACATGGAAGATCTCATCGGACAGATACTCGCGCTCGTCGATGCGGAAGACTTTCTCTCCGTTCCGTCGTTCGATGGTGACGCGCTCGGGGTTCACCGGATAGATGCTCTCGGGATAGCCAGACGGTCCGGGCTCTCCGAGGATTGCGACATAGTTCCCGTGAATGACGAGAGCGGCCGTCATCGCCGAGATCGTTTCTATCCTGGTCTCGAGAGGGTTCGGCCGTTCAAGGAGACGCGGAGTCGGGCTCACTTGTGTGTCGCCTTTGTAGGCGTGAAGAGGAAGCACACCGGCGGAGTCTGAGACCATCGTGACCGCTCGCCAGATCGCCGGCACCGAGAGAGTCGTCTCGGTGTCTACATCGACGCCGGAATAGGTGTCCGTGAATGTGCGGGTGACGCGGCCATAGGGATCGACGATCGCGGAGCGGACTTCGGGTCGAGCCTTGAGGAGGCGGTTCAGCATGTCTAGCTCCTCTCGGCGGCGACGCCGAACGCGACAAGCGCGACGCCGGCGAAGCCGAGGCCGAGCGGGATAGTGATCATCGAGAGACTCATAGAGACCATGATAGTCCCGATGGCCTGGAGGGTAGTGGGTAGGTGCTTCTTCATTAGTAGATCGCGCTTCTCTTTGTTTCTGGTCCTTGTCGGTTCGTGGCGTGATGATAGGCGATAGTTGCCGAGAAGAGTGGCGTCAGATCCGCCTCGTCTACTGTGCGCGACCATAGCCAGCCCGATGTCATCGTCTTCTTCCGCGCCGACTTGAGAGCCAGCTCCAGCATCGGATGAGGGCGGATCCTTATCGCGTCATCGAGTACGGCGTCATAGAAGACCCCACAAGCCGACACCATGTCGCGGAATGAGTACCTCGTCACGGGGATCCCCCCAGCCTCGAGACGATCGACGAGAGAGTTCGCCGGCGAGTATCCATCGACGACGAGCGCTCCTTTGTGCTGGCGGTAGAGCTGGACCGCGCGATCGACGACCCACGAGACACCGGGTCGGTGTTCGATGAGTTCGACTCGACCGGTCTCGTCGGACACGGAGATCGAGGCGTGAGCTCGATCCATTGAGACATCTATCCCGAAGGAGAGCTTCCCCGTCGGGACGGTCCCCTGGTCGAGGACTCGATGGATGAGCTTCTCGGGGATAACGCTCTCCTCGAGGTGTGTCCATTGGCAGAGATACGCGCGACGAAACTCACCTTCGGACATTGTGGCCCGGGCGTGTCGGATGGCGTTCTCGTCGATGGTGTATCCGAGAGCGGGGATCGTCTGCCTCCAGATGTTCGGGTCGTCGATGTCGTCGTCCTGGTCGGCGCTCCACTCAAAGAACGCGACACCGGTGTCGATGCCGGCCTCGATCATGGCTCGACCCTGGTCCATCTTGCGCTTGAGGTAGAGAGAGCTCTGAGTCCCAGCGGTTGAGATGACGAAGAGCTGAGCCTCTCGGCGTGTCGCCATCGCTGGGAGGATGGCCTGCTCACGACGATCGTCTTCGTCGCTCATGGCCTCGTCCAGGATTGCGAGGTCGATGGTGCGTCCGTGGCCGGCGGTCGGTGTCGATGGCATGACATCTATCCGGGAGCCGTTGAGGAACTTCACGGACTCCATCCCCGCGCCTCGATAGACACGCTTGACCGATGCGGCGAGTGGTGACTGTTCAATGAGCGGAACTTGGTCGTCGATGAGTTTTCTCCGAGCATCCCATCCGGTCTGGGCGGTGTAGCCGATGACCTGGGGACCTCCCCAGAGAATCGCACGATGAAGCTCGAGGATGAGAGTCGTCGTCGTCTTGGCGCATTGGCGCGGCATGAGAACCACGCCTTCGCGATAGACGGGAGTTCCGTCGGGCTGGACTTCCAGCATGACATCGAGGATCTGCTTCTGATGCGGCATGAGCTCGAACCCGAGCTTCCGCGCGATCGCTTCAGCTTCGGGTCCGCGGCTTCGGTTCTTTTTGTTTCTCTTCGTGGCGTATCTCGGCCGAGATGCTGGCGATGAGTTGGTCGAACGGGTCCCCATGTGCTGAGGCCTCCTCTCGTAGTGCCTTCTCTGCCGCACGATACTCGCGCCACATTGAAGGATTGTCGGGCATGGCATCGACCGCCGCGGCGAGGCCGAGAGCGATCTGAACTCGAGCTTCGTCTAGCGCGGCCAGCTGGCCGGTGTCGCGGAGCGATTGGATCGTGCGCCGGAGTGCTTCGTAATTCGTGAGAACTTCGACGGCTTTCCGGGGTTTTGCTGGCGCTTTCCGAGGTTTTGCTGGAGTTTCTGGGAGTTTTTTGGCGGCCATTTAGAGCTCCACGCGACCGTCCCGAACCGGTTCGGATCGTTCAGTAAGTAAGAAGAT